ATAAATAAGGTAACACAAATATCCCTCTATGTAAAGGCTTAAACGCTCGTTCAAGCAAAAATTAGTGCATTGAACGAGCGTTTATTTTATTACTATCTAGAGGCTCTTTCTTTTCTTTTTCGCTTCAATTCTCTCAAGGCTTCCGGACCTTTCTCTGCCGCTGCAAGCAATTCTGCATCGCCACCTTTGTCTTCGCCACCTTTGCCATTTCTTCCATAGCCGCTTTCTGACGCAGGGAACAAATGAGGAGCCGTTTCTTTCAAACTAATCGCCCATTCTTCGAAAGTGAGATTCCCTTTTTCGCCTTGAATGAGATTGCCTTTCGCGTCACGCGCTGCAACAACATTTTCGCCAGTGGCTTCGTCACGCTCGACTTTAAAAATCTGCTTCGCTCGAAGAATTATATCGGGAATTGCAGTCTCTACGCCTTTCGCAGCAACAAAAGACTTCATCGCCTCGCCGTCAATTAATAGGCCGTGGAGCTGTGTGCGATCTGTTGCGGACGCCTTTTCAGAAGCAGACAGTCTCTCGTTTAATCCAGTAACTTCTGAATTGTGGGTGAGCGTCAATCTCTCAGTGTGTCGCTCAAGAGCTTCGCTAGATTTTCCAGCAGCAAGGAGAGAAAGAATTTCGTCGTTTGCAATTTTTTGCTTCAAAGCCAAAAGTTCTGGAACGTCTACGCCATCAATCGAAGCTAGCGCTCTCTTGTTGTCTGCAATTGTCTGCAAAAGTTGCTCGTTCTTGGTCTTAAGCCCGCTAGAGCCTTCGTTCGCTTTTGCAATTGCCGCGTCAATGTCGGCTTGTGTAAATGTTTTTACTTCGTCGTCTTCGACACCGCCTGATCCACCATCGCCACCCTCTGTCACTTGCGTGAGCATACCGAGAGAAATCATTCTTTGAATTCTATTTGAACGTCTGTTTGGAAACATTTTTTGTCTGCCTGTTTTGATTAAAGTGAGTTTCTGTTTAAAGGTCTTGCTACTGGACTTTCAAGCCCTAGTTCTAACAGCGAGACTTTACCATCACGGAAAAGCCTAGCATTTTTCTTACCAAGAATGTCTGAAACAAATGCTATATTCGTTTTTGACTGAGCTTTCAACCATCCCTCGTATTTCGTTTTCAATGTTTTTTCTTCAACCTTGTAAGTTCCCTTTTCTGTGGCGCTCTTGCTAAGTTTTCTTACCCTGCCTGTGCGCGTTGTGTTGTCGCCGCTAACATAGTCGTCGCCCGCGTCAACCGACGCTCTTGTGCCCGAAAGCGGCACGTCTACCAGTTTAGGTATCGACATTGATCTACAATTCCAGTGAAGGCGTCCAGGACCGGACTCCCAAGACAGAGTATGCCCAACCGGATTTCGTTCATTATCATATAGCTTGCCGTCACGCACGCCGCACAAAAGAGGAGTCGTTCTATTATCCAAAATAGAAACCCACACGGCACCTTCTACAATGTCTTTGTTTAAATTGAAAACAGTTTCCTTCGCTTCCGTGGCGTTGTGCATGAAGCTTGAACGAACGATTGTGCGGACGTCACGTCTTGATCTTCCCACCAGTCTTGCTATTTTATCTTCAATTTCTGACTTAGGTAAAGACTGAACAAATCCATCTGTTAAAATAGAGTTTACTTGATCAGAGTGATTAGCAAATTCTCTTTTAACCCATGTAGAAATCCTTTTACCTTGATAAGTTTTGGACGCAGTTCTTTTTACAATTTCTAGATTTTTTGGAATTGAAACGATCTTTGCTTGCTCGCCAGTTAGCGTCTTCACGTTCCAGTCTACTTCGCTTTTAACCGCTTCAATTGCTGAAAGTCTTAGCTCTTCTGGCAACTCTTTCGTGTAGTAAACATCTAGCTGAGAATCAAGTTCTTTTAAAAAAGCTGCAAGTCCTCTCTTCGTAAGCGTGTCAAAATTCATAAGACGAATTTTTTCTGCAATCTTAGAATTCACTTTGTCCAGTAATTTTGCGGCATCATTGGCATCACCCTCAGATGCTCGCAAAAGAGTGATACCACGCCGGACATATTTGTCAGCGAGAGTAGACATTAATCTTCGTCCTCAAGATTTTGCTTTTCTTGTCTTGCAAGGTCTGCTGCTATTTGTTCTGGCGTTTCATCTATCCCATCATCGCTAGCGGGTCCTTCGCTTTCAATACGCGCCATTTCTACTTTTATGTCTTCGTCCTCGCTTAAAATTCCAGCCTCTTTGAGATTTCTCAGCAAAGTTTGCTTTGAAAGTCCGCTAGCTGACCAAGCCTGAATAAGAGCCGTTAGCATTTGAGGAGACAAAGACTTTTGAGCAAACTCTAGCGAAGGAGTTATTACAGGTCGCTCAGAGACGCCCATTAATTCTCCCGCGATTACCAAGGCTTTTTCTAATCCCTCGGCAACATTCTTGACCATTCCTACCAGAGTTGCGCCTTGGTTGTTGCCGCGCATCACAACTGTTTCTGTTGATTCTACGCCCTTCTTAGCAGGTCCAGACAAAGACGCACCATACATCATGGCCTCTTCAAAAAGCGACTGAATGCTTTTGCTAACGTGGTCTAGAGCGCTAGTGTCGGTTTCGGGATAAAACGCTTTTGAGTCTGGGTCTGGGAGAATTAGCGCCACAGTGCTTCCGAAAATCATTGGAATACCGGCGTCAGATTCCAATCCAGTTATTACAAGATTTGGATTGCAGGTCATGTATTCTGCCTGAGACAAGTCCGCATCTTTTCGATAAATTGTGTATGCAATTTCTGAAATTCCTAGCAGAGGCGGAGTCTGAGGATAAGGATCGTTTCGCACAGCGCCCATGTAAACAACCGGAATCTTTTTAAACTTGCTACCCTGCAAAGAGGACTCTTTTTTCCCAGTCTCCTCGCCGTCTAAAAACTTTGTCTGCACTACTGCGCCGTTTTCGTCTAGGTTATATACCAAGCAAGAGCTTACCGTGGCTGTGGTGTCGAAAATGTTTTCGTTGTTCTCGTCGCGCTCAATAGTTTCAAAAACGCACAGTTTTAAATCGCTTGTTTCAATATCGATGTCCCAATTGATAGCAGTCTCCGCGACATAGACTATAAAATAGGGCTTATTTGTCTTAGGATTGACTTCAACGACCAAGGAAACATTTCCGCCTTGAAGAACCTCCGACAACAATTCTGCGTAAAGTTGATGAATCGTCATCCCGTCTGAGGTTGCTGCTTCTTTCAGATATTCCAGCTTTTTACTTATGTTTATGTCGAGAGGAATTCTAGTAGCAGTGCCAACTAGCCCTCTTAATGCGTGAGAGGTTATTTCCGGAAATCTTGCGCGCTGCAAATAAGACCTATACGCCGGATTTGAGTGATAGTATGGCGCATTCATTGAGTCATATGCTCCAGTAGGGGCTGCGTTATTGCCTACTGAACCTGTGGGAGTCATTTCACCCATATTACCAGAACCTCTAGTAATGTTTGGTGCCGTGTTGTCTATCGCCATGCCGGAAGGCATAGGCAGATAAACTTCTGCTGCGCGCTTTACAGAATCGGAGCCGTCTATTGAGTCACGAACGGATCGTCGTGAGTAAACTCTTCGCAAATATCCGGTGTGTTTTGTTTCGCAATCGTTTTTATTACTCATTTTATTTTCCTTAAACTCTCAAATAACCAACTGAAGATTTTACAACCGGATGCCTTTTAATCACTGTATATCCTGCTGCGTCGCCGGAGTGATCTAGCCCTGCTGACTTGTCTGGCATTCCGTTCTTGTCGTAGATTTGCTTTTCCAATGTCTCTAAATGCGCGGGACAGTTTTTAATATTAACAAAATAAAAACGCTCGCCTTTTGCATTGCAAATTCTTGTACTAAGAGCACCAACTCTGTCTTTGATCGGCGGATTCGAATTATTCACAACAACTTTAAATCCGGCTTTTCTTAAAAGCGCTAAGTCTGTCCTCGTGGCTTCGCCTTTTGTGTTTACTCCAGTCGAAGAACTTGATCGCTTGTTGCCGGATGCGTCTGGATAAACAAAAATCTTATTGTCAGGATATTTATCCAATATATATTTTATGGTCACGGAAGTGTCGTATGAATCTTTAACTTCGTCTACAATATGGTCTTCTGTTTTTCCAGTTGTCGCATTTTTTCTGTCTACGCTTATTACCGCTGATCCGTGCTCGACGTTGAAGTCCATGCCTATATGTAGTGTTTCTAGTCCTTCAACTTCTGTCGTGCAAGAGTTTAAATTGCGATCAAAATTGCGATAAACTCTTCCCGAAGTAAGATTCGTGAACTTTCCTTCAATATAAGCTTCCGCAAGTTCTGGACTATACGTCTGCATCATTGATTCGATATAGTCTGGCGGCAGATTGTGTTCGTTCGATCTAGTGGACGCCGTAACATGCGCGTAAAATTTATCGTCCTCTTTTTTGTCCCTTATCCATCTGTTGTATGCAAAGCGCCATCCTTCTGGCGTAGTGTATGCACTCACTCTGTTTAGGTGCATGTCGTAAACGAACTGATCGTTTACTGGCTCGCGCAAATAAGTTCCATCTTCGTTTAGTGTGTGGATTTTCTCGCCGTTTTCGTCGTACTGATAAATCTTTTGGCGATTACGAGCGATTACTTTTTCCCAAGCCTCTTTTGCTTTTTCTTCTTTAAGCGTGTCGAATTCGTCGCAGTGCGCTCTGAAAGTTTCGTAGCCAACAATTCGAGAAGGATTGTCCAGACTTCGACAAATAATGCGACCGTACCCTTTTACATAAAAAATATGCTCGCCACCGTGATAGGTGAAGTTGTAGCCTCCGGCGTCTAAGATTTCTGCCAAGTATGCGACAACAATTAGTTTAAGTAGATCAAAAGTCGGAGCGTATACTGCGATGTTTGCTCCCGGAAAATTCACAAGATCACGAACGGCACTTAATGCGAGAGTTAGCGATTTTCCTGATCCCATGCCTGCAACAAATAACGGGTATTTATTTTCCAATAGGAAAAATTCCATTTGAGGAATTGTTAGATCAATTTCGTGGAAGTCTATGTCGTTTGCCGCATCTGCGAATTCGTCCACGTCGTCAAAAACCCCTATAAAACAGGGATGAATGCTAGACACGGCGTCAAATTCTTTTATGTGGGCGTATTCTTCTGACATTCATATTCTTCTTTAAGCTGCTCTACTAAAACCTTCGAAATGACATCTGAAACTAATTCTTTAAGATCATCTTCGCCAATTCTAAAAACTTTGTCTGCTGTGACTTTTGAAAATGCTTCTGAAAGACTGGCGCTTTCGTTAGAAGGCTTATGCTTTTGTTTTGTGAAAGCGTTTAGCCCTTTATTCCTTTTGCAGCGCTTCATTGCAAAGTGCAAATTGTGTTGCGTGCTGCCTTTTCTTCATCGGTTTTAAAGCGCCTAGCTACCGAGCCAGTCGAGGTGCCCACGCACAGCGTCCACAGGGCTGTGGCTAGGGCTTGGTCGCTTGCTAGCTGCCCACGCTGTGCAATGGCGCCGCGTACAGTGGCAACGTATGTACAGCCGCTAAGCACCACCAAGCATATTGCTAGCACGAGCGGTTTAAAAAAACTATTTTGGCGTTTCATTTTCTTGCTCCTTTATGTCTGCAATAAGTTCTCGAATTAATAGTTCCATATCTGTTTTATTCAGTTTGTCTAAATCTATCCAAGGACAAAAGAAGCATCCCTTCATTGTTATTTTGCATTCGTGAATCCCGTTGGTTTCTTCCATCGTGGTCAGTGCGTGACAAAACAACTGCAAACTCTCCAAGCTTTTAAACTGGAGATTCTTGAAATAAAATCTGCTTTTGTATTTCTTTTTCATCTTATATTGGCCGTGTTTCGGTGCATGGATAAGGCTTGGTTTCCGTGGTGGTGTTGCCGCATAAAACGCATTCGTGCTCGAACTCTTCATAGTCGCGCTGAGTCTCGTTATAAATACATTCGCCTCCGCAGCCTTCTTCGTCGCAAAAAAGACTAACGTAGAAAACTTTGGCCGGAACACGTCTTTTCATGGTTTAATTCCTGATAATCGTTTTAGCGAATTGGACAAAAACTTCTGCATTGCACTCAAGATAGCCAACTTTAACTCCAGTAAGGAGATTTGCAGGTATAAGAAATCTCCAAGCTTTTCTGTTTTGTCTAAAGGCAACGACTGGTATAAGATTTCTGTCTGGATGCCTATTTTTAGCGACCGCGACCTGATACCACCAATTGCCAAGACCAAGAGTTTCACGGCGCTTAACTTCAAAAATAAAGTCCGCAACAATAACGTCCGCACCACCCTTTGCCTGATTGTATTCTCGTTCCGCATAGTCTATCCCTAAATTTTTATCTAACCATTCGCAAAATTCGTTCTCGCCGCGCTTTCCTTTGTGTGTGGAATTAAGAGCCATTATAATTTCTCTATTATCTTAGAGCAGTAGACACAACGACCGATCTTAGAAAGCAACTTGCTCTCTGAATAATCACTACATTCACAAAATCCTTCTTTAATTGGCATACTAAAATGATTGGTATAGTTTTCTCGAATCTCTGGCATTTTGTTATGCTCGGTAAACTCTGTAAATAACTCTACGGCGACAGAACATTCTTCAGTTTCACCAAACGATACTTTTCCTCTTCTGGTTGTAAGCCAACCCAAAAAAGCCATGATAGCTTCTGAAGGATTTAGACCTGAATTTTCTATATCTTCATCGCGCTCAGTATGGACAGCCCATTCGTATTCGCATGATCCGCAAGCCAGAGCAAATACGTCTTGGTCAAAAGCTTTCATCTCACAATGCTCAGTTTTTGTTAATTCTCCTTCTCTGACGAAAAGAGTATACGGAACTCCGGCTTTACACTTTGGACAGTGCGAGTTTTCTCTGTCATAAACTTCGTTCAATAACTCTAGCTTTCTTGGCTTTTTGCAGCCGAACCGATTAGGTTCAAATATTTTCATAGTGCCTGACTCCTATGCGTGAGTTAATGTCTTCGTCTTTCTCTTGGCGTTCCGTTTAGTCTTTCTTTATTCCTCGCAGCTTTTGCAAGACGACGATTAAAAGCGACAAGACATTCTAGATAGATATATAGAGCCAAGATCGAATATGCGGTAAACGATCCGGACTCTACAACCACCTGCGGAAAAACTAAAACGCAAACTATAAAAAGTTTTAAAAAAGTCATCATTGTAGAAAATTTCATTGTCCCGCCTTCTCAAGTTTTTCGTTTGCCGCTTTCTCTGTGCGGCTAGATTTTACCACTATTCCGTTCATTCGTTTTGATACTGATCCTTCTTCTTTTTCTCCCAACTGCTCTACTAATACCCTTACTGACTCGGCAAAGTCTTTATTCTGAGTCCGTGAGTTGTCTATGCGCTCTAGGCAAACTCCGACAATATGTCCGGTCATCCAAGGTTTTGTAGTTCTGTGAATTAGTTTTAAAACTGACAATTGATCTTCTGTCAGCTTCATACCATAGTAGGCGGGAACGCAGTCTTCAAACTTTGAGGTGACTGCCATCTGTTGGAAATATTTCATACGATCCATCAGGTCGTTAAACTCATCGTAATTCATTCCGGTCTCTTGTTTCGCTAATAACTTGGATTCTTCCCCTAGTTTTATTGCGAGCAGAGTTGGAAGTTGATCAGATGTTTTCATGCGTTTTACTACCTGTTGTTGAGCGTTCATTGTTACACAAAAAGCCGTTTTTGTATATAGCCGCATAATAAAACGGGCGGTTTAAAACCCTGCCCGTGGCGGCTGTTTTGAAGTCCATTTGAAGTCCATTTGAAGTTCACTACAGGCCACGTNGTTACTGTATATAGTAGTAATATATATATATTTATTTATAAAAAACTTCTTAAAAACTGGCCTGCATTTAAGCGCGAAGTTTATTTTAAAGTTTACCCCCCCCAAAAAGGCCGAAACCGTTGGTACCAAAGGGCTGTAGCAAACTTCAAATGGACTTCAAATGGACTTCAAAAACTTCAAAACCGCCAATATGCCCCTCATATTGCCTAAAATTTATTATAAACCCCTCGGTTTAACTAAAACCACTTTTTGTGCATTATTATCGGTTTTAGCATTCTTTTTATCGCATTTCTATTCTTTTGAGGAGCTCTCCGGATCGCTTTCCACTTTCAAGACATTTGAGTCTGTCTCAGGAGATTTATTTTCTTTTTGTCTTGAAAATCCAGAGATATTAAAAACACATCTTTTAAAAGCATCCATAGCGTCTTTTGTCCTTTCCAGTTTTTGTTCTGATTCGTGAATCGCATTCATGGATCTTCTTATCCTTGCTGAATGAAGCTCTATTTCTGCCTTTACGACCTTGCCAAAAAGAAAACCGCGCACCGTTTCTATGTCTTTACTCATAGCCCCAAGTCCTCTGTTATTGCCTTGAGCATCTGTTTTGTCTCGAAAACCTGATGTCTAAGACCTGCAATAAGGCGTCCGAGTTCTGTTTCTAGAGGGATTTCCGTAGTCGNCTCGTCTCCTCTAATTGCTACGTCATTGCTCCTAAGCACGCAACCAAGACGCTCGCGCAGTTCCACGGAGGCTCTTTTAAGCCCTGTTAGATGAAGTTCTAACAGCTCGAATTCTCTATGGATTTCTGACTCGTGCACTTTTGAGTTTTCGCTAATCATTTTATTTCGCCTTTGTAGTATTCGTCGGATGTAAAAATTGTTTTAACTGCTTTTTTGCGGTCTTCAAACAGACGTTTTATCTTGTATAGAATCGATCTTTCTTTTTTCTCTTGCGCTCGCTCTTTCATAATCTCGTCAATGTCACACATCTAAAGCTACCTCGATTGCTGTGAATTTCTTTAGGTTTGATCCTGCGGGCTGTGGTGCGCAAGCTGCTAATAATTTTTCGAGTTGTGAATCGCTCATTTCAAATTCTTTTCTTTTCATTTTTCTTTCTCCTTTGCTAGCTCTTCCAATAGCGCGTCTGCTCGCATAACGCGCAGCTTGGCTTCCAGCTTGAAAGACAGATCTATGGCAGAATACTGAGAATAAACCCATCCTTGTATGCCTAAAAAAGCGACTATGCTCTCCTCGTCATCGAAACTGATTACCGTTGC